GAACTTTTTTCTCTGCTAGTTCTCGCTTATCTGAGTGGAACTCACGAATTTCATCAGCAACTGCTTCAAGTACAAAGTTTTCAAGTTTAGCAAAGTTATCACTTTGTGCATTTCTATCTTCTTTTAATTCCTTGATTTCGTTGGCTAATGTTTCTGAAACGAATTTATTTAACAGTTCAGTATGTGTACCAACTGCTTTTTTATAATTAACTCTTTCAGCAATAGTTGCCTTCTTATCTTCTGCAAGTTCTTTCAATTCTTCTTCTAAATTTTGAGTAATAAACTTGTCCATTGCTTCTACAACTTGACTTTTGTCATGTTCGAATCTCTGTGCAAATTCTTCTCTCAATTCAGCAGTAATTTCGTCTCTTGCTTCAGCAAGGCGTGTTTCCCATGCTTCTTGAATATTGATTCTTGTCTCTTCAGACAAGTCACCATTTTCAAGAAGTTCTACGAATGTATCCGCCATGTGCTTTCTCCTATTTGAGTTCCAATTCACGTATGAAATTTTCAATCATACGCGATAGGTGTTTTTGTGCGTTTCTGTCACTTTGTTTTATTTCTCTAGCGGCTTCAAAAATCTGAGCGCCGCCTCTCATATTAAATAAACTTTCATAAATGGCTTTAGGGTAGGCATCTGGGGCACTTGGTTGTGCTACGATGTCAACAGTTACTATATCAAAATCGCTTACCCTACCGCTCTCATTTACGTTGCCACTGCCTCGACTACTAACGCCTAATTTGGCGCCACCTTTAAGTAATGCTTCGGCAATCTTACCCATTGGAGTATCCAATATTTTAAGTTTACCGAATCCATCTGCTCCGTCGACCCGCATGTCTGTTATCATGTGGCTAACTCTATCTAAATTTATTTGTAATTCTGTTGGATGATCTAATTCACCAAGAACAGTTTCACCAGATTTAATTCTACCACCAATTGATTCTACAGCCGTCTGTATTTCTTCTTTGGGATATACTCTTCCGTTCTGGTTTTTGACTTCGCCTTGTATAAACAGTCCGCTCATATGCATAATTTTACCATCATTAGATGATTCAACTACAATATTTGCTTTATCTGGACTATAATACTCGAATAACTGTCTTGACATTATGTCTCCTTAATTACTTAACTTTTCCTGCTATAGGACTCTCTGATTTCTCAGCATTTACTTTTGCTGGGGAAACAGATGCTGGTTTTTCGCCAATGTTATCGCTTACTGGATTGTCTTTGGCTGAATCACCTTTTTTGCCTTCTGCACCGTCTTTACCAAAAAGTTCTTTTTCGTCTGTTCCGAAACTTTCTTTCTTTGGAAACTTAGGTGATGCATCGTGGTCTGCACTTGAGTCATTTTTAGCAGATTGATTTTTACTGAAGTTAGTTGCTTCTTCTAGTTCTTCTTCAACTTCTTCATCTAAGTCAATTTCTTCTTCAAAAGATTCCATTTCCATTTCGTCTGCTAATTCGTCTTCAGCATCTTCAATTTCTTCTTCGCCTTCGTCATCTGACATTAACTTTTCGAATTCTGCTTTTAGTTCATCTAGTTGTGCTTCTAAATCGTCAACTCTGTCTTCGACTTCTTCTTCTTCAGACTCTTCTTCACCATCTATTTCCACTTCTGGTTCTATTTCGTCTTCGATTTCGTCTTCTTCTTCGTTAACACCTGATTCATCTGCATGAACGTCTGCTTCTACTTCATCGTAGAAGTCTTCACTTGGTGAACCTGCAACTGTTTCTTCAACAGCCTCTTCTTCAGACTCTTCAGCCTCTTCAACTGCTTCGTCTTCAGATTCAGATTCTTCTTCAACAACTTCGTTGTCGATTGCTTCTTCTAGAGCATCTTTATCTAAGAGATCTTCATAAATCTCTCTGGACTTCTCTACCATAAAACTGTGTAACAGGTCTTTGGCCTGAGCGTCGTCCTCTGCTAAAAGATGTTCCAGTACTTGTTCTAAAACACTTTTATTATCTGACATCGTAATTTCTCCTTTAAACTCAGGCTATACCTGATATATCGTAATTGTATTTAATAGTAATGTAGTGTTTTATGTAAAAAACGGTGTTTTTTTGAGGTATTTTAGTTATAACAAGTTATAAAGACCTGTTATTTACTACCTCTATGATGTGGTCTGCATACTTTCTATGTGCGTATGGTGAGTTATGATTGCTTACTGGGTAATGTGTAGTTTCGTTTCCTTGCTCGTCTAAGTGTTTAGGATTAAACTGAGCATAGTACCCAGCACCATTTTGTAACAAGTATTTATCAGGAACGAAGTCCCAATTAAAACTGCCTATTTGGTGATGATCTTCTATCAAACCCGTTTTATCAAATTCGCTAAATTCAAAGGTGTTTGGGGAGAATAAAAACGGCACATTATGATTTAATATACTCAGTAAACCACTCTGCAACACATAGTAATCATTGTGTGCTTTTATGTTTTCATCAAACACATAGTATGCATAGTCCTTTAGTGCATTTACTCTGTCTTCATCAATGTCTTGATAACGTCTTGCTTCTTGACTTATAACTGTGTAAATGCTGTCGCACCAAATTTGAGGATCATATGTTTTGCCATAGTTTATATGGTGCTCGTGATCAAAGTGATCCCAGTCAAAATCGCCAAAGCAAATTTGATCATATGCTTTGTTATGATCGTAAGTGTTATCTAGTTCTTTGAGTATTTCAAATCTGTTTACACCAGTTGCATTAACGATCATTAAATCTGGTTGTAAGTGTTTTAGTGCATAGTCAATCTGTGTACGAATACCAAAGTTACTCATACCGCATCGTGCTAAGTTAATGTAATTGTAGCCTAGATGTTTTGCTACTAGATAACCGAATTCAAAATTGGGATATAGTGGATCGCGGCAACTCCAACTGCAACCGCAAACAACAAGGGTCTTCATTTAATTATAGTAAGCCGCCTGCTCCGCCACCATCAACTGGTTTGGCATACATCACAGAAGCAAGTTTTTTGTGATTTTTTGCTTCTTCTTTTTTGAGTTCTCTGATCTTTCTCAATTTGCCAAGTTCTTCCAAACTAAGCATCTTTTTTCTAGTATCAGTTTTATGCCTTTGATTAATAGTGTCTTTGGCTGGTTCGTAAAATTCGTTTAGTTTCATATTATATTCCTGGGTTTCCGCTTTCGTCTCCAAGTTCTCCTAATGTGTCTAGTCCACCAGTGCCATCACCAGCATCAACTGGTCCCATGTCTATTGGTGCAGTAGTAACATCACTGCCTGGTTGCGGTCTTACACCTACTTGACGTAAGTCTGCTGATGTTGTATCATCTACAGCATCAACATCAAATGCGTTTTCTTCTGCCCACAGTAATTCGTTTCTTCTGATTTCGTCTTCGCTTAATCCTAAGTACTTAGCAAGTTTGAACTGTGTAGACAAGTAAGGTATGCCTTCTAGTGTACCAAACAGTTGTGTTCTTGCTTGATCTAATTCTAGTTCTCTATAAGAACTGAAGTTTTGTGGTTCGCCAAATGTTATATCAAATAAACTGTTGTCTACTTCAACACCACTTGCTTTTAAATAAATTTTGAATTCTTCATTGAGACTTTTGATTATCTGTCTTTGCAGTCTTTCACAGTATTTGGCAAATCTATATTCCTGTATGTATGCAACACCCACCTTGCCATCATTGTAAGGTGCTGACCCATCGTCTGGTCCTGTTGGCAAGTAACTGCTAGGTATACGCAAACCTCTAATTAGTTTGTTGTTGAAAAACTTGAGGTCATCAATTTCACCTAAGTTACTACCGCCTGGTAGTGTGTCAACTTTACTGCCTCTACCATCTGCCGTTTGAGCAAAGAAATAATCTTCTAACATACTCATTGGATTGTAACTGCTGTCTGCAATGTTTTGTCCGCCACCAGTCTTGTTAGGAATACGTTTTTGTTGTACTTCGTATCTAACACGTTCTAAGTATTGTTGTGCTTTGTGCGGTGGCATGTTACCTACGTCAATAAAGAACACACGTCTTTCTGGTGCTCTGTGTACACGATAGATAATAATTGCATCTTCTAATAATTCTTTTTGTTTGTAAACTTTAAAAATAGGATCTAGTATGCTGTTTCCAAAAGGCCAAGTTGTTTCCATGCCTTCGCTCATGCTGATGTGTAATACATGCTGAGCATCAAC